CCACCCAAAGCGCCCCGCAGTCCTTGTGCCATAACTCGCTCTGGGCCGGTTTCAAGCTCTGGCAAACCCGCCTGCGTCATCAAATTTTCCACGCCTTGCGATGCTCTGCCGCCGGTCGCAATGTCTGCGGCTGTTGATCCAAGGCCATACGCCGTCATGCCGGCTATCGCGCCAGGGATTGCACCAACACCACCAATCGGCGCACCAGCTGCTGCACCCGCTGCACCTGCCGCTAAATATGGGCCTGCTGCTCTAGCCGTTTTGCCAAGCGCTTGGAGCAATGCGTTTGTTTCTTCACGCTCACGGGGCGACGGCATAACATTTGGCTGACGCCCTTTTGCAGCATCATGCTTGGCATACGCCTCATCTTCGTTTGCCGCTTCGTAAACTTGCCCTTCAATTCGGTACTTTGGCATCGCTGTTACCTCGGCGGCAAATCAATGATGTCATCATCTTCGTCCACAAATTCAGGCTCTTGCCCAAATTCCGTTCGTAGTGCGTTGATGTATGTTTTGTTTAATCCTGATTCTTCTTCCCAAATTTCTTTTAAACGTTTCAACGCTGACACAACAACTTGTTCGTTGTCTGGATTGTCCAAAATTTGTCTTGCTGCTCGGTCAGCGTCGCGGTCTGTTTGTGGGCCTTTGGCTAAATTCAAAATGCGGTTAACTTGTTGGGTAACAAAACGCTGTAGAGCGTAATAACGCACATAATCAGGCTCTTTCCCTTCCTCAAACGTTTCATCACCGCCAAAAGCGCGTTGGCTGCTATAAACAAGCCCAGCCCCTTTGTATAAATTAAGTTTGCCGTCGGTGATATCGTCAATAAATCCTTGCGTTGTTTTTGATGCGTTATCAAATTCCGCAATAGCACGTTTGCCTTGAGCAATGTCGGTGACTACGTTTGCAGTCATTTTTGGCGGCGCGGTATATGGAGTTTTGCCTTCCGCTTCGCTGCGTCGAACAAAAACCGGCTTGCCATCTGGGCCAGCGATTGAAACTAGCGGCTCGCTTGGTGTTCGTTGCGGAACGCCTTCGCCAATTACCGTTCCTGTTCGTGCATCAATGACGGTTGGTTTGCCGTCTTTCATAATTGTCGCGGTGGTAACGGCTGCTGGACTTGGCGCAGGGGCGGCAACATCAGAAGCCCGTGTGCCGCCACGCTTACCAAATTGAACGTAGTTACCTTCTGCGCCTACCACTGGTGCGTAAAATTCCTCTGCCTCTGGCGGTTTCATCAAATCCGCAGCATATGCGCGAACCATTGGGTTGGCGCTTTCCAAACCTTCCAACGCTCGCGCACGCTTTTGCGCTTCTGTTAGCGGGCCGCCCACCTGCATTTGCATTTGTTGGCTAAAATTAGGCTGACCATCTGGCCCCATTGCGGGCATCAAGCGTTGATTTGGCGCTGCAACGGCGCTAGGTGGCGCATACGAAATGCGGCCATCCTCCATCATCGGCGTTGGCGCTTCCATTGCGGCAAGTTGACCCATACCTACGTTGCGCTGCTCGGGTTCAAAAGAACGGATGTAATCCACCGCCTCACGGCGTCCTGCCTTCTCTGCGGCTTCTTTGGCTTCCTTTGCCTGTCTACCTGCACGGGCCGTCATAAAGCCCTGTAACGCCTTTACAAGCGGTGCAGCGCGAGGGATGGGGGCAACAACACCCTCCTGCGGTTCATACTGCTGCTGCGCGAGGGTTTCCGCTAATGCCGCGCGCCGACGCGCTTCCTCTAGCTGCCGTTCGTACTCGCTCGGCGCTCGGAACGTGCTGACGTAACGAACAGGGTCATTCCTGGCCATAGTCAAAGTCTCCTCGGTAACCGCCTCCTTGTGGCGTCGTCATACCAGCAGGCGATGGCATACGTTGTCGCATTGGCGGGCCACCCACTTGCGGTGACATTCGCGGCATTCCCATCTGCGGGCGGTTTACGCCTAGCCCCGGCTGCATCGTTGTCATCGGGCCATTGAAATTCATCGCCTGCGGCGGCATGCCGGATGCGGCGTTTGGCGTGGCCTGACCGTAGCCTAGCCCTGGCATTTGCTGCATTCCCATGTCGCGTTGTCCTGCCGGTGCGGTCAACATTTGGTTTCGCTCTTGGGCCGCTAGCATTTGCGCTAACTGCTGCGGTCGGCGGTCTGGTGTAAATCCGTTCATCAGTTAGCTCCTACAGTAATCCGTAGTTGACCATCTTGTAGCCATCGGAACGGGTTACAACCGCCTCCGGTAGCACCGTTTCAACCTCGTCTGCCATTACGCCGCGCTGACGCTGACCGGCGATGTCGTATTCGTATACGCCAATGCCGAGCGGGTGAGTGCCGACGCGAACAATGTTGGACTTTAAGCGGCGATCTGAACCCGTGAAGAATCCAGACAATCCCGCTGGGCCTGCCGCTGCTGCGCCAATCCCGCCCGCTAACCCGCCGAGCAATCCCATTTGCGCGTTGTATGCGCCGACTTGGTTGGCATAGTTTTGCTGTGCGAAATTGCCCGCCGCCTGACCCGCTTGGAAAATTGGCGGTGGCGCAACCGTAACGCCGCTATAGCCTTGGAATTGCGGCACGCTGACCTGCCCGCCTGACAACAACGCGCTGATCTCGTTGACCGGCATGGATCGCATTGCGGCCTGCTGCGCCAACGCTTGCTGTGCTGCCGTGTTACGGAATTCCGCTTGCGCCAATGCCTGATTGTATTGCTGCTGTTGCACCGCATTCAGCGTGTTGAAGTAATCCAATTCCGTTTGCTGACGTTGCGCCAGTGCCGCATTTTGCGCGGCCTGTATGTCCATTTGCTGCCCAAAGCGCTGCTGCTGGGCTGCGTTTGCGGCAGCCTGACGCGCCAAATCCTGCTGGTACGCTTGGGCTTGCGCTTGATTGTAAAACTGCGCGGCTTCCTGCGATTGACCCGCCTGTTGCGCCTGTCGAGCCAAGTTGGCTTGCTGCGCGGCCAATTGCTGCTGAAAGTTTTGCGCTGCTGCTGCGTTTTGCAGTTCTTGCTGCGTGACGCCCTGCCCGAAAATCTGCTGCAACGCTTGGTTTTGCGCTTCGGTTTGAGCAAGTGACTGCTGATAGTTTTGCGCGATGGCTTGGTTTGCCAATTCCTGTGCCGATTGGCCCATGCCAAACTGCTGCAACAACGCCTCGCGGTTAAACTGCCCCGCCCCCAACGCCTGCTGATAATTCTGCGCCAACGCGGCGTTTTGCGCCTGTTGCGCCTGTAGTGCTTGCTGGAAGTTTTGGGCAATGGCTTGATTTTGCGCTTGAGCCGCTTCTTGGCCCATGCCAAATTGTTGTCCTGCGAGTTGCGCGCCAAGTTCGGTAGCTCCCATCGCTTGACCGAACCGCTGCGCCTGTGCAGCGCGCTGCGCTTCTTCGGCGGTCAACGCACCTTGCAAGTTTTGCTGAATCGCTTGGTTTTGCAATTCCTGCGCGGCCTGTGCTTGGGCAAAGTTTTGCGCGATGGCTTGATTGATTGCCTGCTGCGCCTGCTGGCCGGTCTGAAACGATGCCAATTGCGCTTCTCTGCCAAACTCTCCTGCGGCAAGACGTTGGGCAAATTGTTGAGCTTGTGCCTCGTTCGCAAACTGCCCTGATTGCAATGCCATCTGCGTGTTTTGCGCGATAGCTTGATTGCGGGCTTGTTCGGTTTGCATACCCGCGCCAAACCGCGCCAATTCGCTTTCGCGTCCAAACTCCGCGCCCGCAAGACGCTGACCAAATGCTTGCTGTTGGGCTTGGTTTGCCGCAGCCTGCGTGGCGAGGGCTTGCTGAACGTTTTGGCCGAGGCCCACGTTGTACAACCCCGCCTGCTCCATGCCCGCCCCAAAACCCTGCATCGCGGCTTGATTGGCAAACATAGCTCGCGATTGCTGCTCTGCAAAACCTTGCTGACGCGCTGCCTGATCTAACGCAATGCCTTGTGCGGCAGCTTGCAGCATCAAATCATTTTCTTTTTGCGCCTGTGCAGCCAGCGCTGCATTAAACGCTTCGCCGCCAGGGCGTAATCCTTGGTTAATTAACTGCGTCTGAAGTTGCTGACGCTCTGCCATTAATTGCGGCTGCAAACGCGACATAATGGCTTGCTGCGCTGTCGTGCCGGCTTGAATCGGTGCCGCAGCTAAACTTGAAACGTCAATTTGACCTTGAAGCTCTGGGCCTTCAACAAACTGTTGGGCGTAACCGAATTCACCTTGACTCGGTGCGCGCTGCACTCGACCCACGCCGAACGTATTGAGACGGCCTAATTGTGGCCCTTCCACGGTGCCGCCTTGGGCTTGGCCAAACTGACCAACGCCGCCTTGGATACCCATTAGGTTAGACGTATCCAACCCGCCTAACTGAACACCGGCAGGGCCGCCGCCTGCCAATCCAAACAATCCGGCGTTGGGGCCGCCGCCTGCGAACCCGAAATCGCCGATGTTAACGCCTTGGCCCACGCCGCCGACGCCCGCTAAATTTAAACCTTGCAATTGCGGCGATGACGGGCCGCCTTGCGCGGTGCCAAACGCTTGACCGCTGGGTGCGCCTTGCGCGGTAAATTGACCCGCCTGCAGTTGCCCTAAATCAGTCGGTGCTGCGGGGCCAGCACCTGCAACACCGTAGTATTGCGATCCTGGGGCCATAATCGCCCCCTGCACGGGAACGTTGGCTGCGGCTTGTTGGCCTGCGGTCACCTGACCCGGTAACGCCTCTATGCCGTAGCCTCCCATCGGAGTGTACGCGCCCGTTGGAGGGCCTTGTATTTCACCACCCGCACCTTGTTGCAACGCTTGCGCCTGCCCCCAATTGGTGATGTTGGTGGGGCGAGAAATTGCGTCGTATGGGCCGATTGCGCCATACACTAAATCAGGAATACCCGTTGGACGAAACGCTGACGCAATACCGAGGTCACCTAATCCTGATGCCGCACCCGCTGCGGCTCTTGACATGTAAAACTGCGCGAGTTCCTGCTGGCGTAATGCCGCCTCGGCATCAGGGTTGATGGTCTGCCGAATCGTCGGCTGTTCAATAAACGTAGTAAATTGTTCTTGCGTCGGCTCGGGAATATAAGCTTCGGGCCGATTCATGGTTTGCTGACGCCAATTTTCCATCGCCTTGTTGTAGGCGTCGGTGTCTACGGTCGGCGTTTTTGTCCAAGTGACTTCCTGCGACCCTGTAGGGCCGTAGATGTTGGGATTGGACATATAGGCCGATTGCTTGGCGGCTGCCAAGTTGGCCTCACCCTGCTTGACAGCTAGGGTAGCGTAATCAGGTGCTGGCGGCGGTGCCGGTGATCTTTTGCCCATACCTTGGCTCCAAATATCGACACCGTTCTGGTGTCTGCGTCATCAAAACAATATCTCCAGAGTCATGCGCGGCATTCTTTATGCGCGCTTCCTCGGAAAAGCCCATTTTGCTGACCAACTTAAGCGCTCGGGTATGATTGCTACTGATTGGCCCGATTATCTTATCAACATTTGCGACGTTGTACGCATAATCGTATATCGCCGCGATATAAGTGGGTGTTACGCGGTGCCACGCAAGATGACACACCACCGAACGCCCATTCCAATTCTCAAATATCGTTCCCGCGACCAACTCTCCGTCGCGTTCTAATCCAATCGCCACCGATCTCTCGGGCCAAAACGCCCCATCGGTGTGATTCACCACCCAAAAGCCCACTTCGGGGCCGTTTACGATGCGCCAGCCCATCCGAGTTGGTACACAATGTCAGTGGATGCCCACTCCAGCGTTAGATTTTTGCTGCTGCTATTAAAATTCACCGCAGCGCAATACCCAATCCCCTGAAGTCCCACAAAATTGTTGCTGACTACCGTATCTGATCCCCACAGCGCCTGATCCCACAATCCAACATCCCACAAACCGTAAGCCGTGGGCGAAAATGACAACGGCCCGACAATGTCGGCGGTTTGAAAATCCACGTTGACGCCAATGCTGATAGCCGGCAACCCGTTGCTGTAAATGGTTGGGCGACCCCGCGTGAAATACTTAATCACGCCGCGAGTCTCAAAGTAGTTAAATGCCTGCAAAGCGCGTGTCGCGATGGCTGTGCCATTGTCGGCGTAGCTGGTTGCAGTGTTTCCCGTTGTCCAAGCCTTCGCCACGACGCCATCGCCGCCAAAATAGGGCGTGTCCTCAAGTAACGTCCAACTATTTGCCGCCCAACCCGTAAATCGACACCACGCCTTGGTGATGTTGTTCATCACAAATTGCTGTTGGATGCCAACGCCCACGGGAATGTTAACGATCAACGCATTGTTGAGCGGGTTATAAAGCAACGCCCAGCCAAAATTGCTTTTGTACTGGCGCGTGGCGGCGGCAAACGCCCCTTGGATTTTGTCTGATAACGCCACCTGCGGATCAAGCCGTGACGACTGCAACGCCGAAGCCATCGGGATTAACCCATCAAGCGTCAGCACCAATAAATCGCCGCCGTATTTCGTCACGCATCGACGCGAAATGGGCGAACCTACCTGCCACACGCCAATTAACGCCCACGTTGCCGCCGTAGAGGGGTCAGTGCCGCGATAAACAATGATCTCGCCTTGGTCGGTGACGAACACAAGGTTATCGTCAACGCCGTAACCCGCGTCAATCGTCCACGTTGCCATCGCAATGAGCTTGCCGCCCATGCGAGCCACCGACGACAAATCTAAAACATTCGCCACGCCACCTACGGATGCAGTCGGCAAATACCACGCCTTTAACGTGTCTGCCTCAATAAACCACATGCGATTTTTAAATAACGTCGGGCAATGCAAATCTGTCGTGGTGACGCCCGTAATCGCAGGCAGGGATGACCCGTCAATGGCTGTCCATGTGCTGCCGTCATACAGCAACGGCTTGTCAACGCCGTTGGCAGCGTACAAGTAATTGCCGCCGGATGTCGTGATATTGACGTACTCCCATCGAGAGTCGGTCAACCCTGTCACGGCAGCTGTTCCCACCGCACCCGCTGCGGTCACATCAAAAATTGACCCCTGTGCGATGGCAAACATTTCGTCTGTGCCGCCACCGTTGTATGTCATCAGCGTTTCAACTTGCCCGCTGATTCCCGTCGCGTGTGGCTCCCACCCGCCACGCAAACTAACGCTAGATACGCCTGGGAATAAATTGTCTAACGTCACGGCATCCGTTGGGGCCATGTTGGCTAACGCATCCCGCGCATTCCAGCCGCCCACAGGAGCAGGCAACGACGCTACATTGTTCGTCGTGCGCTGAATCAACCGCCTGCGAACAGGTGATGCCATTAGGTGCTACCCGTGCCGTAGCCGCTGTCGGGAATATTGTCGTAGCCGATCAACACGGTACCCGGTCGCGGCGCAAACGATAAATTAGCCGCAGCGGTGTCTTGCCCCACCGCCGTCTCAAACTCCATCAAGTAATCGCGATATAGCGCCGTGGTATCAAATCCCTTTGCCTCAAAGTATTTGAGCTTGGTGCCTAGCACCATCAATCGATCAGGGTAAATACAGGTATCGTCATCCGCAGTAAAACTGTTTTTAGGCGTACCATCTGACGCCTCGGCCCATGCTTTGCTGCGATACTCAAACCCGAGTAACTCACCCGCATTCGTTCCCGGCCATATCTGAAAGTATTTGCCAAGCAACCGCCAACGGATACGCGGGCCGGTGCTGATATAACCTGACAGCAACCACTGCCACTGCTGTGGCGACTCGGGGCCAAGCATCTCCCAGCGCTTGCTCTTATCCCAATGCGTGCGGTTGACCGTGCTAACGTAATCCGTTGGCAAGTCATATTTAACTTTTTGAAAAATGACTTGACCGCTCACCACCGTTTCCGTTGGTGCGTAGTTAAGCGTCACGCTCGTTGGCCCGACTGATGTGATGTACGTTGCGTTGGGAATGCCTACGCCCTGCACTTGATAGCTAGTTGACAAGCCTGACGTATCCGCAAGGCCCGTAATCGTCGCAACGCCATCCACCCATGAACCTGTGGCGGTTGACGCTTCGGTGTAAAACGTGTGCTGGCGTGTCAGTTCTCGCCAATCTGCACGACGGAGCAACTCATACCCACAAGCGTTCATCAATGCAAGCAATTGCACAATGTCTTG